GACAAAGTTTGATGCTTCAATAAGTTCAGGGCTAGCTATAATGGCTTGCAATAAAAACCTTTACACACCAGTTCAAGAAAGACAAGTTAGAAGTATAAACCTTGGAATTAAAAGGTATGACAACAAAGGATCAAGATCAAAAATAATTTAAAATAAATGATTAATAAAGCTATAAAAAGTTCTTTTCCCAGCCAAGCGGTTAGTGATTTAGAGAAAATGTCACTAGAATATGGTAGTAAGGTTGGTAGAGCTATAGAACATGAGTGGTTTAATACTAAAGATGGTTACGACGGTAAAAATGGATCTGGTAGATATTCAACGTCAAAACAATCATTTCACTCGTTAAGACTATACGCTAGAGGGGAGCAGTCTGTTAGAAAATACAAAGATGAATTATCAATTAACGGTGATTTATCTTATTTAAATTTAGATTGGAAGCCAGTACCTATTATACCAAAGTTTGTTGACATTGTTGTTAACGGCATGGCTGACAGATCTTATGACATTAAAGCTTATTCACAAGATCCAGCGTCGATACAAGAGCGTACAAATTATGTTACTAAAATAGCCGAGGACATGCAAGCTAAGCTTTTTAACGACGCGGTAGCTAGTCAATTAGGCATAAACATATATCAAACAGATCAAAGCAAGCTGCCTGAAACTACTGAAGAGTTAGAGCTTCACATGCAGCTTGACTACAAGCAGTCTGTAGAAATAGCAGAAGAAGAAGCTATTAATAGTATTTTTGATAAAAACAAATACGAGCTTATATCTAGAAGAGTTAATAATGATTTAACTGTTATAGGTATTGGAGCTGCTAAAAGTTCTTTTAATAAAGCTGAGGGCATTAAAGTAGAATATGTGGATCCTGCTGATCTAGTTTACTCTAATACTGACTCACCATATTTTGATGATATATATTACGTAGGTGAAGTAAAAGAAGTTTACTTAAACGAGCTTAAAAAACAATTTCCAGAGCTAACTGATGAACAGTTAGAGTCTTACCAAGGCTATAACTCTTCGTACAGCAGCACTGCTTACAACTCTAAAGCTGACGAGAATAACACAGCAACAGTATTATACTTTGAGTATAAAACATATGCTAACCAAGTTCATAAAATAAAAAAGACTGCTACTGGTGGTAGTAAAGCTATAGAAAAAAATGACACCTTTAACCCACCAGCGTCTGATGAATTTGAAAAAATAGACAGAGCTATTGAAGTTATATATGAAGGAGTTAAAGTAATTGGAAGTAAAGATATTTTAAAGTGGGAGCTTAAGAAAAACATGATGCGACCAAAAGCAGATACAACAAAAGCTCAAATGAGTTACGCTATTTGTGCGCCACGTATGTATGAAGGTCGTATTGAAAGTTTAGTAAGTCGTATGACTAATTTTGCTGATATGATTCAGCTCACACATTTAAAGCTACAGCAAGTGTTGTCTAGAGTAGTACCTGATGGTGTTTATTTAGATGCCGATGCTTTAGCTGAAATAGATTTAGGCAACGGTACTAATTACAACCCACAAGAAGCACTTAACATGTACTTTCAAACTGGTAGTGTAATTGGTAGGTCTATGACACAAGACGGTGACATGAATCGCGGTCGTTTACCTATTACGGAACTTAATTCAAATGGAGGTAATAATAAGATCAGTGCGCTTATAAGCACTTACAATTATTACTTGCAAATGATGCGTGATGTCACTGGTTTAAACGAGGCTAGAGACGGAAGCGTACCTGATAAAAACGCTTTAGTAGGCTTGCAGAAATTAGCTGCAGCAAACTCTAATACAGCAACAAGGCACCTATTGCAATCAAGCTTGTATATAACCCTAACAATGGCAGAGTGTATTGCAATGCGAGTGTCTGATGTTATAGAGTATTCACCAACTAGAGAGTCGTTTATAAAAACACTAGGTAAGTTTAACGTTTCTACTTTAGAAGAAATGGCTAACTTACACTTGCATGATTTTGGTATATTTTTAGAGCTTGCACCAGATGAAGAGGAAAAAGCTAAACTAGAAAACAATATTCAAGTAGCTTTACAGAGCGGTCAGATATATTTAGAAGACGCTATAGATATTAGAGAAGTACGTAACATTAAACTAGCTAATCAGCTACTTAAAATACGTAGAAAAAAGAAACAAGATTTAGATCAACAACAAGCTCAGCAAAACATACAAGCACAAAGTCAAGCAAACGCGCAAGCTGCACAAGCTGCTGCTGCTGCAGATATGCAAAAGCAACAAGCGCTTACAGAGTCAAAAGCTCAGTTAGAGCAAATGAAGTCACAGCTTGAAATAGCTAAAATGGAAAGAGAAGCTGCAATTAAGAAAGAGTTAATGCAGTATGAGTTTGAGATTAATAAACAATTACAAGAAGCACAGCTTGCTGTTGTAAAAGAAAAAGACAAGTTCAAAGAAGATCGTAAAGACGAGAGAACTAAAATACAAGCATCACAACAAAGTGAGCTTATAGATCAAAGAAAAAACAACGCACCGCCTAAAAATTTTGAGTCCGCAGGGCAAGACAACTTAGGTGGATTTGGACTTGAACAGTTCGAGCCGCGTTGAAAATAAATAAACAATTATATAATATTTTATCATGTCAGAACAAACACAACCAATAGAAGAGGTGGTAGACGAAACAGTTGAGCAGACTCAAGCTGTGGAAGAAACACCTCAAGAAGATACTTCTTATAAAGAAGTAAAAGAAGATGGTACTATTAAGTTAGACCTAAGAAAATTAAAAGATTTTCAAAATAAAACAGAACAGACAGATGCTAAAGAAGAAGTGCAAGTGCAAGCACAAGAAACGCAAAAGCCAGTCGCTAAGCAAGAAGAAGTCGTCGAAAAGGCTTTACAAGAAGTAACTGACGAACCAGAGCAGCCTGTAGTTGAAGTAGCACAAGAAGTTACTAAAGAAGAAATTACACCTGAGCCAAAAGTAGTTTTACCAGAAAATATTCAAAGTTTGGTAAAGTTTATGGAAGAAACAGGTGGTACTATTGAAGAGTATGTAAGGCTTAACGCTGATTACTCTAATGTAGATAACAACACGCTATTAAAAGAATATTATAAGTCAACCAAGTCTCACTTAGACAATAACGAGATTGATTTTTTAATTGAAGACAGCTTTTCATTTGATGAAGAATTAGATGAACAGCGAGATATTAGAAAAAAGAAGTTGGCTTTGAAAGAAGAAGTTGCGAAAGCTAAGAAGTTTCTTAATGGTATGAAAGACGAGTATTACAAGGAAGTCAAGTTGGGTTCTAAGTTGTCTAAAGATCAGCAAGATGCTATTAACTTTTATAACGAGTACAACCAAAAACAATCTGCCGCTAGTGAAGTCCAGCAAAAGCAGTATAAGCAATTTGAGCAAACTACCAATAATGTTTTCAACGAAAATTTCAAAGGTTTTGATTTTAGAGTTGGTGACAAGAAATATAGGTACAATGTAAAAGATGCTGCTGCGGTTAAGGATTACCAAAGCGACATATCTAATTTTGTCAGGGAGTTCCTAGATGAAAACGATATGATGAAAGACGCTGCAGGTTATCACAAAGCTTTATACGCGGGTAGAAACATCGATAAAATTGTATCGCATTTTTATGAGCAAGGTAAAGCTGATGCTATAAAAAGTACTGCTATTAAGTCAAAAAATATTGACATGAGCCCTAGAACTGTTAAACCAGTTGTAGATGCAGGTGGCATGAAAGTTAGAGTATTAGGTGGTGAAGATAGTTCAAGGTTGAAATTTAAAATTAGAAAAAAATAAAAACAATTTAAAAAACTAAAAAATGGGATTTAACACATCTTTAGGATTAGCTGGTTCATACTCGCTAACTCCTTCACCAAGTCTTACAGTTAGTGATCAAAACTATATTGACTTTACGTCAAGCGCCACTGCTGGATGGGCACAACAATATCTACCTGAGTTGTATGAGCAAGAAGTAGAGCGCTACGGAAATCGTACAATCGGAGGATTTTTACAAATGGTAGGCGCTGAAATGCCTATGACTTCTGATCAAATAATTTGGTCTGAGCAAAATAGACTACACATCGCTTACAAAAATGATGACGTAACTGCTAACTCTACTGTAGTTGTAACTACTGCTTCTTCTGGTCTTTGTACTTTAGGAAGTGCTTTAAATAACTCTTTAAGAGTAGGTAATACTGTTATTGTAACTGACAACGCTACTGGTCTTAAAACTCTTAAGTGCTACGTTTCTGCTGTAAGTTCACAAACATTTACACTTAAGCCTTACACTCAAGACGAGCTTAACTCTGGCGAAGTTACTTTTTCTGATTCTGATAAAATAAACGTATTTGTTTATGGTTCTGAATTTGCAAAAGGTTCTTCTTCTATGTCAGGCGAGCTTAAGCCTTCATTTACTCAATTTAGCAACAGACCTTTAATTATTAAAGATCACTTTAAAATTGATGGTTCTGATACTGCTCAAATCGGGTGGGTTGAAACTACTGATGAAGCTGGACAATCTGGTTTTTCTTGGTATTTAAAATCAGCTGGCGAAACTCGCTTGCGTTTTGAAGATTACTTAGAAACTGTAATGATTGAAGCTGAGTTGACAGAAGCATCTTCTGGTGTTGCTGATCACGTTAGTAACGTAAATGGATCTGAAGGTCTTTTTGCGGCTGTAACTTCAAGAGGTAACATATATGAAGATTTAGCTTCACTTAATGATTTTGACAACTTGTTGAAAAACTTAGATAAGCAAGGTGCTATTGAAGAAAATATGTTATATGTTAATCGTGAATTAGCCCTTACTATTGATGATATGGTAGCTGGATTAAATGCTAACTATCAAGGTGGTGCTTCTTTCGGTGTTTTTGAAAACGATGCTGACATGGCTTTAAACTTAGGTTTCTCTGCTTTCCGTAGAGGATCTTACGATTTCTACAAGTCAGACTGGAAATACTTAAACGATGCTTCTGCTCGTGGCGGATTTGGAGATATCTCTGGAATTTTAATTCCTGCTGGAACTTCAACTGTTTACGATCAGTCATTAGGTAAAAACATGACTCGTCCTTTCTTACACGTAAGATATAGAACTTCACAAACTGACGATCGAAGACTTAAGTCTTGGGTAACTGGTTCTGTAGGATCTGCAACTTACACTGGAGATGACATCATGGAAGTACACTATTTGTCTGAAAGATGTTTAGTAGTTCAAGGTGCTAATAACTTTGTATTATTAAAAGAATCATAATATTAACCTTTAAAAACTAAACAAAAATGGACAAATTCATGTATTTTACACAAGGAGACGGCATAAATGCTGCTTCTGAATTAGCTTGCTATCCTGTAAAAAATTTTTTAGGATTTAGCATACCAGCTGGTGATAATACATCATTAGCTTTAAAATTTGTATCTTCTGTAACAGGACCAGGTGCGACAACTGAGATTGACAGTGTAGATTTAACTATTACGGCAGGAACTGCTAAAAAAGTTATTAAATCAATTTGCTCAGCTATTAATGCGGCAACATTTGATGATAATAGCGGATTTGTGGTTATTGCTGATCAAGATAATTCTGTATTTTGTGATGCTGATATTACTAACGTTGAAGTAACTCACGACTCATAAGTCAATTAATTAATGAAAGCAAAGGGGCTTCGGCCCCTACGCTTTTATTTTTACAAACTATTTAATTATATTATATTATGGAAACAAAAACAAAAAACCTTTCTTGGGAAATAAAGGAAGGTGGCAAAACTATTAACTGGGAAATAAAAGATAGAGTTTATAAATTAATAGGTAGAGGAGATCCTTTGACTTATGTTTTATCATCTAAATCTACACCTAGAAAACCATTATTATGGTTTGACGAAGAAAAAGGTTACAATAGAGAAATAAGATATGCAAGTAATCAAAAATCTTGTTTTGTAGACGAGCAAGATAATAAAGCAATACTAGGTCATATTATATTTGAAAACGGAGGTCTTTATGTTCCAAAAACAAATCAACCACTACAAAAGCTTTTAAGTTTATATCACCCTAGAAAAGGTTATGTATATGAAGAAAAAGACGAAGTAGCTGAAGCTAAAGACGATTTAGTAAGTATTGAAACTGAAATGGAGGCTTTGAATACAGCGATGTCTATTGAAGTTGATCAAGCAGAAGCAATACTTAGAGTTGAATTAGGATCTGCCGTTGACAAAATGAGTTCTGCTGAACTTAAAAGAGACTTGTATATGTTTGCTAGAAATAATCCAATATTATTTTTAGAACTAGTAAACGACGAAAATGTAATGCTTAGAAATTTAGCTGTTAAAGCTGCTGAAATGGGTATTATTAAATTATCACAAGATCAAAGAACTTTTGCATGGGGTTCAAATAATAAGAAATTAATGACCGTGCCTTTTGATGAAAACCCATACTCTGCTTTTGCTGCATACTTAAAAACAGACGAAGGTGTAGAAGTTTTCAAATCAATAGAAAAAAAGCTAAAATAGCGTAACTATTATAAGTGGTATAGCCATCTATAATGGTGGCTGTACTACTATAATAAATAAAAAAATATGGCGATTGACGTAAATAAAGTATATACTACAGTATTATCTATACTAAACAAAAAAGGTAGCGGCTATATGACGCCAGACAACTTTAACAAAATAGCAAAAGTTGTACAATTAGAATTACTTGATAGAGCATTTTACGAATACAATAGAGCTGTAGCAAAGCAAACAGCTGGTAGAGGAGCACAAGGTTATGGCGACATACCTAGAAAAATAATGGATAAACTTGATCCATTTTGCCAAAATACTACTTTGACTTTAGATGACTCAGGTTATTTTGTACCTCCTGGGTATAATACAACTTTAGCAATTACTTATAGCGATGTATATTATACTTTAAGTTTAAAAGCAACAGACTCTTTTACAGACATAGAGCGCATCGACAAGTCTAAAACTTTT